TTAGCGTGTATTAAAATTAATTAATTAGATGGTAAAATTAGCACATACTGCCGATGTACATTGGCGAGGCCTAAGCCGACACGACGAATATCGCGAGGTATTTTCGGCATTTGTTAAAGATTGCAAGAAGAATAAGGTCGACCACATCTTTGTTGGCGGAGATATTTTTCATACAAAAACCACTGGAATATCGCCTGAGTATATTGAACAACTAACATGGTGGTTGAAGTCGTTGGCACAAGTAGCGCCTGTCCATTTAATACTTGGCAATCATGATGGCAACCTAACGAATCTCTCTAGACAAGATGCAGTATCACCTATAGTTCAAGCAATTAATAATCCAAATATTCATCTCTACAAGAAGAGTGGTGTATATGAGTTTGAGCCAGGGTATAATTTCTGCGTCTACAGCCTTTTTGATGAAGAAGGCTGGGAAAATGTCAAACCTGAACCTGGCAAGATTAATATTGCATGTTATCACGGGCCTGTTTTAGGTTGTGTAACCGAAACGGGATGGGAGATAGACGAGACTCACATAAAGGTTGATTTTTTTAAGGATTATCCCTATACATTTCTTGGCGATATTCACAAAATGCAATTTTTAGGTTATCGAGACACAGCTAGCGGAGAGAAAAAGCCGTGGATAGCTTATAGCGGTTGTCCTGTACAGCAGAACTATGCTGAGGAAGTGGATCACGGCTACCTTCTATGGGATATCAAATCTAAAGATGATTGGAACATTAGCTTTAGAAAGCTACCTAATCCTAAGCCCTTTGTTACGCTTAGCTGGTCTGGTTCACAGAAAGATTTCTTAAAGGAAGCACAAAACTATCCAAAGCAGTCTCGTTTTAGAATTAAAACGTCTAATGCTTTAAGCCAAGATGACGTCAGTTTCTTTAATGATGTTTTAAAGAATCAATATAATGCGACAGAGGTAACATTTAAATCTGAATATAAAGCCGAAAGCGAAACTATCAAGGCAGGAAGTGTAACTATTGCAAAGTCAGATTTGTCGTCTCCTGAAGTTATTCTTTCTTTGATTCAGACATATGCCAAAGAGAATGGTATCACAGAGTACAATTGGGATACACTAACAAGTCAGGTTAAAAAATATTTATCAACTGTATCGTCTTCCGATGATATGTCAAGAGGTTCAAAGTGGACCCTTAAACATATGAAATGGCATAATACATTTTCGTATGGTGAAGATAATGAAATTGATTTTTCAAAGCTAAATGGAATTATTGGCATATTTGGATCCAATAGAATCGGTAAGTCTTCTATAGTCGGTACATTAGCGTATAATTTGTTTAATACTACAGACAGAGGATCAATAAAAAATCTACATGTCTGTAACATTAGAAAACCTTACTGTTATGCAAGATCAATCTTTGAGCATAATGGTAATGTGTATGTTGCAGAACGCCAAACTAGTAAGTCTGTTAATAAAAAAGGAATTACTAGTGCTACGACATCACTAAACTTCTTTAAAATGAAAGATGACAGTGAGCTTGAAGACTTGTGTGGTGATCTTCGAACTGATACTGAAAAAGCAATTAGATCACTAATTGGTACACATGAAGACTTTTCAATTACATCTTTATCTGCACAGGGTGATATTAATGCTTTTATTTCCCAAGGCTCTGCCAAGAGAAGATCATTTTTATCACGCTTTTTAGGATTGGATGTCTTTGACAAGATGGCCGATTTAGCTAATAAAGACTTAAGTGGCTTTAAGGCACAATTAAAGAATTTCCCAGATAGAAACTGGGATGAATTAAAAAATCAGTGTAATGATGCAGTAGTCGTTATTAAACATCAACTAGACGAGTTAGAAGCTTTAAATTCTCATAGACAGTCAGAAATTTCTGATTTAAAGACCGAGCTATCTACGCATAAAGATGTTAAAGTTGTCACGCCTACAGAAGTTATTAATCAAGAAAAAAGAGTAGCTACTTTATTAAAGTCTTGTGATGACTGCACTTCAAAAATTACTAATCTAACATCCGAAATTCAATTGTTAAGAACAAAATTAGAGCTTGTTGAACAAGTTGAAAGCTCTAATGATGTTGATGATCTTAAACAACAACTACTAAATATTTGCACGCTTGAAAGATCACTTACAGATCTCAGGTATTTGCATGACAAGGAAGCAACTCAACTCAAGCAACACCAGAAATCGCTGAAGATTCTTGATGATGTTCCTTGCGGTGACGAGTATCCAACTTGCAAATTCATTAAAGATGCTGATCAAAGTAAAGAAAAGCTTAACGATCAAGTGCAGAAAACAGATAATGCGCTAAAAAGAATAAATGAGCTTAGCACTAAGCTGACTTTGATGAATAAAGAAAATCTAGTATCTAGATTAGATAAACTCGAGAAAGCAATAACGCTGTCAGCAAAATTTAAGTTAGAAATTTCTAAGAAAGAAACAGAAATAGCTGCTAGCAAAGCATCTTGTGAATCTATTGCAGATGTATTACGTGATTCTGAACAAAGATTGCGGGATCTACAGACTGCGCTTAAAAATGAAGAAAATACAGAAGTTGTTTCTATTAGATCAAAAATTGAATTGTTATCAAAACAAATTAAAATATCTGATGAGCTTAGATTGAGTTTGGCTACTCAGCGTGGAAAATTACTGTCTGATGTTGAGAAGCTAAACAATGAAAAGTCTTCTAGAGATGTGATTTTAAGAAATATGAAAACATATGAGATAATCTCAGGTGCATTTTCTAAGAAGGGCATACCGCTTATTATCACACGATCACAAATTCCTGCAATTAATGCAGAGATTACAAAAATTCTTCATGGAATTGTTGACTTTGAAGTTGAAATAGAAAACGATGACGATTCTGATGCATCAGAGATCTATATCAACTACGGAGACTCACGACGAATTATTGAGCTTTGCAGTGGTATGGAAAAAACTATATCATCTATCGCCTTAAGAGTTGCACTAATCAATGTTTCTTCCATGACAAAATGTGATATGTTTATTATAGATGAAGGATTTGGTACACTTGATGATGCAGGCGTAGAATCATGTAATAGATTATTGTCTAGTTTAAAGAAATACTTTAGACTCATTCTTGTGATATCACATGTCGATGGTATTAAAGATGTTGCTGATCATATACTAGAAATAACTAAGAATGAAAAAGATTCAAGAGTTGTGTACACATGAAAGAATGGAAAGATTACACGAATAATAGACTAATATGCAAGCACCCAGACGGCTTTTATATTATTAAACCCAAAGAGTCACAAGATTTTATTCCATTTTTTTGTAGTCTTTGTGATAGAATAATGACTTCTGTTTATGATGAAGAATCACATAAAAAATTTAATTGTTGTGATAAATGCGCAAACAAGCACGTGTATCCACGACTAGCCGACTGGAAAAATGGTTGGCGACCGTCTAGAGAAGATGTCACAACGTGATTTAACAGCATATTTAATGCATTAGAGAGTAACAATATGCCGAAAGTAATTAACTATAATGCGCTAGGTCAGATTTTAGACAACACATGGGGTAGAACTTCGACTCCAAAGACGTCTTCTTACTCAGTTAAATTTACGTATGCTGGGGGGGATAGATTAGTTGCCACATTTAATTGTATAATGAATTTTGCTTCATCAGGCGAAGCACAAATGATAAAAAAGACAACACAGAATGACGCTGACACACTTGTTAGCCACTATACGAAGTCACTTAAATCTAAATATAAAGAAATTACTAGTGAATCTTTAACGCTTAAAGAAGTTAGTGCTACTGATTCTGTAGAAATGATTGGTGGCGGCTATCACCACACGTCAAAGCGTACTGCATATTATAGAAAAACTTTTATATACGAAATGTCATGAGTACCCCAGTTAGTCCAAGCAGACAGCAACAGGTTGCAGAAATTTTAAAATGCGGTAAAGACCCAGTGTACTTTATGAAGAAGTACACAAAAATACAGCATCCTGTTAAAGGACTAATTCCGTTTGAGACATATGACTTTCAGGATGACTGTGTTAAAAAGTTTCAAGAACATAGATTTAATATAGTCTTAAAAGGCAGGCAGCTAGGTCTCTCCACTGTAACAGCAGCTTTTGCTCTATGGCTAGCACTTTTTAAGAAAGACAAGAATATTCTAGTCATTGCAACAAAGTTACCTACAGCAATGAACTTTATCAAGAAGGTCAAGACAATGCTTGACTCTCTTCCTCTTTGGTTATTGCTCACCAAGTATGAGCCGACAAAACAGGCTATTAGATTTACTAATGGATCAACTATAACAGCTGTTCCAACATCTCCTGATGCTGGACGTTCTGAAGCACTTGCACTTCTCATTGTTGATGAAGCTGCATTTATTAGAGACTTTGATGATATTTGGACAGGTCTATATCCTACGTTATCAACCGGTGGTAGCGCTGTTATTCTTTCAACCCCAAATGGTGTAGGCGGTCAGTACTACAAATTGTGGACCGAGGCAGAGTCAGGAGTTAATGCTTTTAA